ACAGTTAAAATATCATCAGCATCACGAATCGATACAACTTGATGAACTGCTGATGTTTCACCACAAGAAACTCTAACCAATGATTTAGCACTGCTATCAATTAACTTGTTTAGTGTTGCATATGTCATTGTGCTTGCAGTTCCAGTAACATATCCAGACTCTAATCTAGCACTTCTTTCTGCACCAGCAGGTTGACCAGCAACTGAGAAGCGATATGTTCCAATACCAGCAGCAGTTGAACCTAATCCTACTATATTTGCTCTTACATCAAGTGTATTAACTCTATCATTTTCAACTTGTAATTTAACTAAATTGTTTTCTACTCTTGCTGTTATAACACCAACCACACTATTACTTAAACCAGTTGATGTATCAACATATGTTTGAGAAATTGTTGTATCTGTTCCATCATAATCAACAATAACTTCATTATAATTAACTTCTTTTGTAAAACTATCTTGTACAAAGATAGTTGCATATATTGAATTAAAATCGTATGTTGGAACTTCAATTATAGATGATGTTGCAAATCCAACAGTTGTGCTACCAATACCCGTGTTTACACCAGTTAAATCAATACTACCAATTCCATTTGTACCAATACCTGTTAAATCTGTATTAAAATCAATCTTAAGTAGTTTTATATCATGATCCTTAAGAAACACCTCTGTAGGTGTAAATAAAAGATTCTTAGTTCCTGTTGCTAAAATTTCAGTATCAAAATTTCCCAACTTTACTGTTGTAAAATCGGTTGTCTTTTCAAGTACAAATGCATCATTTTCAGTAGTTAAAATAACTAATTCAGTAAATTGAGTATCAAAAGTATCAGGGTCTACTATTTGGACAAGATAATGTGCAAAATCTTCAACTAAAGGTTCAATAATAGTATTTGTACTTTCAAATCCTTCACTAGAGAAATTTTCACTTATGTCATCGTGTAGTAAAACTCTGTTTGTTTTGCATCTTGTAAAGTCAGTTAATGTTCTATTTTGGAATGTCAAGAATTTAGATCCATTGACTCTTGTATCATAATCTCTTGCAAAGTCAAAATTATTAATTGCATCTACTCTTTGCTTATCATTCAGTTCAAGAACATTACCAACATCTAATACAACAGTTTGATTGGATTCTCTAACTTCACCAACTCCAACACTAAGACTTGATGTAATTGCAGTGTCGGAAAAATTTTTAAGACCTGATGGGTGAACTAAACGGTTAACTGGATTTACAAATTTTTCCCATTCAATTGAACTCTTAACTGTGTAAGATAAGTTCTGATAATAATCATTATCTGGTATAACTTGATAATCTTCATTTAATTTGCCAATATCATCTAACCAACCATATTCTTGTCTATTTGAAAATTCAGTTGTAAATTTAGCTTGATTATCTACGATACTTGTAATTTCAGCAGATACATTACTTAATTCACCTTTAATTCTATCACCTGTTTTAATCTTATACTTACCATCAATCTTGATGTAATCATTTCTTACTTCAATAACTTTTAAGTCAGTAATAATATCACCAACGATTAGAGTTTCTTTTAATTCAAATACACCTCTAGATTGAACAGGTTCAATTACTGGATACTTCTTCTTATTAATTAAAGTTGCATAACCAGACTGGAAAGTCTTAGCAATACCAGGATTTGTTGTAACACCTGCTGTGCTGAATTTCAATATACATTGTGTACCAGTAATATAATCATCTACATTAAAGAATTGATAGTTATAATTATCAGAGTTAAAACCAGTTCCTTCAATAGTCGTATTAGTTGATATTCCACCCTGTGTAGCACCAATTCCTGCCTCACCTACTCTTTGTATACCTTCAACATAAACTTCGTCTCCAGTCGCAAATGGTTGAGTATCAAATCCATTAATTGGAGTTTCAATGAAACAAGTTACAACTCCTGAATTACTAATTTGCACAGAGTTGATTCCGACACCATTTGAATTATTGATTGAAATTATCTTATGTACAACTGAATCTAAACCAGTCACAGGTGATAATACATCAACTCTGGATATAGTTTGATTAGGTGTTATAGCTTGTAAAGAAAGATTGTCAACGACTGTATTAGATATAGGATTAAATACAATTAAATTAGGTGTGCTCATGTAATCAGCACCACCACTTATAATGTTTACCGAATCAATAACATCAAGATTATCAATATTAACGACAGGTGATATGAATGCTTCTGGACTTAAAGTTTTATCTGATGAATATTCATAACCAATATCAACTATCCTTACCTTTTTAATTCTTCCAATATTATTTGAAGATGCAATTATATTTGCGTCAGTTCCATTTGTGCTCTTAATAGATTTGAATTGTGGAAGTTTCTTATAATTAAATCCTGGTGATACAATATTTAAATCTTTAATAGCACCATGAACTGCTGTTGATTTAGTAGAGTATTCCAATTTTTCACAATCACTAGTTGTGTAAGTTAAAAACTCAGGTATTTTTGGCGAAATATTGAATGTATCTGCAGTAACATTTGATATCTTATACTCATTATTATATTCACTATCAATAAATCTTATTTCTGAATAATTAGATACTTCTGTATCAGCAGTACTTATAAAACCACCTTTTGTTAAACCATAATATAATCTACCTGGTGTAGATGCAGAATATTGAACTGTTAGAGCTGCTCCTATAGGATCGGTATTATTTGTACCAATACCAATTGTACCACCAACTCCAACGTTAAATGTGCTTGAATCTTGTGAACTTAAATATTCATTTGTAAGTTCTCTGTCATAGAATAACTTAAAGTCAAAGTTTAATAATGTACTACTTGTTAATCCAAAGTTTAATTTAGAATTCTTAACTACATCAATTCTTGGATTAATTAGTCCAATTGATTGATTTCCCCCAGTATTCTCTGTTATAAGCACAGTTTTTACTGGATTTGATTTATTATCTTCAATTGTTTCAGAAAGTTGGAATCTCCTACTACTTACTCTATTAACAAAATATGTTCCTGTACTTAATCCAGTAGCAGCACCGTCATAGAATACTTTATCTCCAGTCTTAAATCCATGATTAACGATATCAATTTGATTTGTTTCTACATTGGAAGCAGTAAATAAAATTGGATCAATAATTAATTTTTCAAATTCAGAATTATAATTTACTGATACAGGTGTAATAGTTCCTATTCCAACATTAAGATTTGGTACGACATTCATTCTAATAGTATCACCTTCAATTAGATTGTGAGTTGTCGTATTTGCTGCAGATACATTAGTTGATACAGTAGTAACAATTTTATCTACATCACCAGTTATTTGTGTTTTATTGCTCTGGAAGAAATATAGTCCTGAAGAAATACCTGAAGTTGAACCCTTGCTATAGAAATATAATCCTTCACTTGTACTTCCAATTCCGACTTTAGTGGTTAATATGCCAATATTATCATTACCCTTATTGATAACATATACATCAAGAGAATTTTGTCCCAAATGTGGAACTTTAAATTCAGTGACAAGTGGTGTTCTTCCTACATCAAAACGGTTTGCACCATTTCTTTTATTTAAAGTTACCTTCTGACCCGTTTTAAATGGATGATTAGGAATATGAATAGTTCTTGTTGGTATTGATACTGTTTCTTTAACATCCCCAATAACTCTATCAACTTCGATTGCACCACCAGATGTTGTTCCAACTCCAACTGACTGAGGTCCATTGAAATATATTATATCATTAACTTCAGATTCAAACTTAGTAGTTTTAACAGGGATACTAATATAATTGTTTAATACATCAATATTAGAACCTGCAGTGTGAGCAATGCCAGTGTGTCTTTGTATTCTAATAACTTTTCTCAAATCATAAACATTTAATACTCTTACTGTTTCAACATCACTAGAATTGCTTACATTACCTGAACCAATTTTTAAAGATCCACCTATCGCAACAGTATTTGGTATTTCAGTTACGTAAATATCTTGAATTAATCCATTAGTAGCACCAACTGTCATAGTCTTTGCAAGTCCAATCGTATCAGTGCTAATACCAACACTAAATGAATCAGTTAAATTAACAATTGAACTACTTAAACCAGATATTGAAACTGAAGTCTGGTCATTTAACTCTATGAAAGGTAAATAATTAGCTTGAACTTGGTTTGAATTTATCCATTCAAAAATAGCACCTTCAAATGGAGTAATTGTTGTATCGATACGAGAAATACCAATACCAACAATTTCGTCAACTGTTGCACGGAATCCAGAACCATTTGTTCCCTCGTCATCAAATTCTGTTGTATCACCAATTTTATATCCTGTTCCACCATTTAAAATAGTAAATCCATCAACTCCACCTTTAGTAACTGCTTCAATTTTAGATACTTGTCTTATTTTTTCGTAAGACTCTGTTACAAAATCATTACCAGCAAATTTCTCATCTACATTATATGGTAATGTATTTCTTCTAAGACCTGAATTATTAAAATCAAATTCTTGATTTAATATCTGATTCTCAGCGATAAATGGTGAGCGATAGGTATTACCAATAAAATATGGATATGCTCCTTCTAATTTATTAGTACCAGTCCCTAATCCAACAGTAGAAAAATATGCATAAACACCGTTTGGAAATTCTGGTGTTTTACCAAATCTACCATTATGAATATCTAAATCTCCTGTTCCATTGTATACATGATCTTCAACGAAGAATCCTGCTGAATATCCTGCTGGACGATTTGTAACTCTATTAATATCAGTTATATACGATGGTGTGATAATTTTTAAATCAGAGTTAATATTATCTGCATCTGAATACCCAAATGGGCCATATATTGGATTGCCATCATATGCCCATCCTACAATTGGAGAGTGACCTATAATTTGATTAAATTCGCCACTACTAGTAACAGTAAATGTATTCTCAAAATTATTTGCAATATCTTGAGAATAACCTAATATACTGAATCTCAAAGTATCTTCTTTTGTTGATAAGAATGAATCACCAAATCGATATGTATTATTTAATGTTAAACTTCTTACCCTAGCAACATATACACCACTGTTTCCTCTAGGGAAAGCTCTAACCTCTGTTGACACACTACTATATCCAATACCTGTATTTGTTACAATAGCGTCAATGACTTGCCCATTTTGAATTACAGGACGGATAACAGCACCTGCACCAGGACCTGTTGTTATAACTCTAATTTCAGGACTTGAATTATATTCTCTTCCTCTGTTTACAACTGCTACATCAGTAATTTTACCATTTACGATAATAGGTTTAAATTCTGCATATCTTCCATTTTCAATGCTTATTTTAGGAACCACTTCCTTATCAAGAGTGGTTGAACCGTAATTTGTTCCCTCTTCATAAAGATATCCACCAATTAATTCACCTGTTACGACAGGAGTAATTGTAATATCACCTGTAATTGTTGAACCAAAAGAAACATCAACATTTACTTTAATTTGAGGATAATTAAATATCTGGAATCCTTCACCTGAAGATGTAAAGTTGACATATTTACCTCTATTATAATCTACGATTGAAGTTCCACCTACACCAGCATCTGCTAGTTGGAATGTATCATTAGTTAATTTCTTAATGTAATAAGATGACGCTGTAGTTAATCCTTGTATTGGTGTAGTCTCTGCAGAATACTCTACAATCTCACCACTATTAAATCCGTGATTTTTAAAAGTAATAACATTTAAAGATGTTGATACCCCGACAGGTTTTACTCTTAATTTACGATGTGTATAACCAGAACCTCCTTCTAATACTTTAACCGCAACTAAAGTATTTTTATTTTCTGTCCTAAATTTATGAATACCACTTGCTGCAGTATCAGTTGATAATCCGACAGTGTTTATACCTGCAGTACCAAATAATGCATCTACTCTGGTGTTAAATATTCTGACTGTAGTAGGATTAACTGACCTGACAAAATATGGAGCACCATCAGATAGAGTAGAAGAGATTTGATTTAATAAATCGTATGCAGTTCCAATACCAATTGGAGAATTGCCATTTGAACCATAATAAACAATTTGACCATCATCTAAATTGTGATTATTTTTAAATGTTATAGTTTCATTTACAATATCAACACCACCATTAAAGAAAATATCTCTACTATCAAATTCTAACTCTCTGTTTCGAGTACCCAATATGGGTTGTAATAGGCATCCACTTCCATTACCACCAGTAAGAGAAATACTTGTGACTGCATCAATATCAAATAATTGAGGGTCAACAAATACTTCTTTAACTGTACCCTGTATGATTGGTTCAACAGCAGCACCAACTCCAGTGCTTGTTTCAATACCAATAATTGGGGGATTTATTATATCATAATTATTTCCACCATTTAATAAATCAACAGATTCTAAAGGACCATAGTAAATCTGATTATCTGAAATAGGTGAACGAATTTGAACACCATTAATTAATATACCAATGTCATTTGTAGGTATGTCTTGATTTGAACTAACAAATAAGTTTTGAGATAAAGGAATTTTTCTTAATATCTTATCTGCTTCTAATACCCTACTTGAATGTTTCTGTAATACAAATCTATGAATGTCACTTGTAGATGTAGTTGGACCAACTTGAACTGTGCTTGCAGATCCAATTTGTGCTGTAGAATTGAATATTCTAATCTTTGTAATATCTTGACCTGGTTGAGGTATTACAGGATCGACAAAATATGTTCTTCCAGTATCTAAACCAATTAGTCCATCTCCTTCAGGCAGATAAGTAACAGCATCACCTTGAATAAATTTTATATTTCTACCAATATTAAAATTAATAAAACTATATCGGTCATTTAATGAATTAAATCCGTCTAATCCAGCAGCAGTTCCACCTGTAAGAGTTTCTTCTATTATATTAGTTGTTATATCATAACTTGGCAAAGAGTTTGATGCGACATAACCATCAGCATTTCCATCAGTGTAAACACTTAAAGTATCTGCAATAACACTATCATTACCTTGAGCAATACTTACACCAGAACTTGATGCCTTTTCTACTTTTCTACGAATATCATATAGTTGATTTGCATCTTGAGTGAATCCAGCAATATTTGATACTGTTATCTGATTTAATCCAATATTAATACTAGCAACAGTACCACTACCAACGACGATTTGTTCATTTCTTTTTAAAATATCAAATCTATCACCAACTTTAAGAGATGCTTTATCAATAGTGGTTTTCAATGTGAAAGTTGAACCACCAATTGGTATGTCAACTTGAAATCTTGAACTAGTATTATAGATCCATGAATTGGCAAATATCTGTTTATAATTTTTACTATCATTTTCAATCTTTTCACCAATATTTTTAACGAAGAAACTTTCACCTTCATTAATCAAACTTATATCGGTAATTGGAACTAACTCAGATAATACACCTGTAATTCTTAAATCAACTCTTTTTGATAAATCTCCATTTTCATATCCAAAGATAGTTTCATTTGATCTGATATTATGTGCGGTTCCTAGACCAACATTAATTCCACTACATCCAAAAAACTGATTTATTGATTTTGATGTATAATTTATTGATGAATTTGCACCACTTATTACAGTTCCAGTAGTACCAAAACCAACGGTTGAATCTACACTAATGATTGTAGAACCTGCAGGTGCAGCATCTAGAATTTTTGTATTACCAGGAACAGTAAATACACCTTCAATTAAGTCACGATCACTGAACCCAACAAATAATGCAATTTTATAATAATCTTTACCCTCTCTTTTAAGTATTTCAACTTCTGATACTGAAGCACTCGTTGAAGTGTCAGTTGATTTGAATATTGTTTGACCTGTTAGGTTCTGAGGTTCACCAGTTGGTGAAATTAAATCTGCAACAACAACTTCACGACGTATAAATTCAGCGTCAGATGGTTTAATTAAATTACCTTCTAAATCTAATACTCTTGATTCTACTCCATATAATACTTTAAATAAAATTCTTAC